ATAGCGTAGAGCTACATTATTTCTACTATCCAGAGTCAATCGTCACTTCCGGAACTTCATGGCTGGGCGATAACTTTGAGTCTGTATTGCTCTATGGCTCTATGCTAGAGGCTTGTACGTTTATGAAGTCTGATGTCGATGTGATGACAACCTATAAAGCCCGTTATGACGAGGCATTACAGTTAGCTAAACGCCTTGGTGATGGACTAGAGAAGCAAGATTCTTACCGTAACGGCTATCCAAAGGTTAAAGTTACATGACAATCTATCAAGGATTAACTACGGTATTTAAGCAAAACTGCTTAAGCGGCAGAGAGAATTTTGCCGCCGGTACTACTTATGTCTATAAAGTAGCGCTATACACCGCTCTTGCTGATTTATCCTATTCTACATTGACCTATACAACCCAGAATGAGATTACAGGCACAGGCTATACGGCAGGAGGAAAGGTTTTAACCATTTCCCAAGTTCCTACATCTAATGACCAAACGGCATATGTCTCATTTGCTAATGTGACTTGGAACCCCGCTTCCTTTACGACCAGAGGGGCTTTAATCTATAATAGCACCACTGGAGCTGCTGTTGCGGTGTTAGACTTTGGGGCAGATAAAACCTGCTACAACACTTTTACAATTACTTTTCCGACAGCGAGTGCGGCAGACGCTATTATTCGCATTTCTAATTAAGGAGTTTTTATGCAAGATAAAGTACAAATGGCGGATGTTTGCGAAGCATCCATTACCCGTGGCGCAAGCCATAAAGAAGTTACCAGTATTTCTGGTTATTACACCGTAGAGTGTTTTAATAACGGTCAATTGAAGTGGAAAGATGATATCCACAACCTAGTCACGACTGTTGGTAAGAACTTTACAATGGATACTACACTAGGCAATACTGCTGGTGGCGCTGTTGTAATGGGCTTAAAAGGCACAGGAACTGCAGTTGCAGCCGATACACAGGCTTCCCACGCTAGTTGGTTAGAAGTTGGTTTGGCTAATGCCCCGACTTACACAGGTAATCGTCCTACTCCGACTTTTAGTGCGGCGTCTTCTGGTGCTAAAACTACATCTTCAGCGGTGACTTTTGCCATTACTTCCTCTGGAACTGTAGCGGGTTGCTTTATTAATATTGGTGGTTCATCAACTAAAGATAACACTACAGGTACTTTATTCTCTGCTGGTGATTTTACTGCAGGTTCCAAGACAGTTACTTCTGGCGATACACTGAGCGTTACCTATACCGCTACTGCAGCGTAATTAAGGAACTAACATGGCGTTAGTTCTTGCCGATAGAGTCAAAGAAACTACCACTACTACTGGTACGGGTACTGTCACGCTTGCTGGAGCCTCAACAGGCTTTCAGTCTTTTGCTGCCGTGGGTAACGGAAACGTTACTTACTACACCATAGCAGGGCAAGGTACGGCTGAGTGGGAAGTGGGTATTGGAACCTACACGTCTTCTGGCACAACTTTATCTAGAACTACCGTTTTAGCCTCGTCTAATTCAGGCTCGTTGGTAAGTTTCTCAGCTGGTACAAAAGATGTCTTTGTAACTTACCCTGCTGGCAAGTCAGTTTATTGGGATAGCACTTTAGGTAATGCTGCGGCTGCTCCTGAACTAACGGCTACTAATGGCTTGTTTGTTAATAATATGACTGTAGCTACGACTTACTCTATTCCAAGTGGATATTCGGCTAACTCGGTTGGACCTGTTACTGTATCTAGTGGGGTTTCCGTAACTGTGCCTAGCGGCTCTCGTTGGGTAGTTCTCTAATGTTTGGAATTGTACCGTTCTCACAAGCTCCGTTTGACACTTTAGGCGGGACAGTTTATGCAGTATCGGTCAATGAAACTGAGACTTTATCCGATGCTCAAAGCGTAGCAGCTACTTTTGCAGGGGCAGTATCTGAATCCCAGACCTTATCTGACGCACAGTCCGTAGTAGCGGCTTTCCTAGCTTCTATAAACGAGTCCCAGACTTTATCTGATGCCCAGACTGGTAATGCTACATTTGCCGTAGCCGTATCTGAAACTGAGACTTTATCCGATGCTCAGACTGGAAACGCCACTTTCCCTGTATCTGTAAGCGAATCCGAGACTTTATCTGATGCTCAAACGGGTAATGCCACCTATCCTGTATCTGTTTCTGAATCTGAAACCCTAACTGATACTCAAACGGGCAATGCTGTTTTTGCTGTAGCCAGAAGCGAGTCCATAACCCTGACGGATGCTCAGACTGGTTTGGCTGCGTTCTTGGCATCTATTACTGAAACACAGACTCTATCTGATGCTCAAACAGGCAACGCTACCTACCCAGTATCCATAAGCGAATCTCAGACCCTGACCAACGTACAAGATGTTATAGCGGCATTTGCTGCATCTAGGTCAGAAAGCATGACTTTATCTGATTTACAAAACGCTTCATTTACCTTCTTTGGTAGCGTTTCTGAGGCTTTAACCCTTACAGATGCCCAAACTGGCAATTTTCTATTAAGCGTTAATGTTAATGAATCTTTAGCCCTAACCGATGCCCAAGTCGCTCAAGCCCAGTTTATTGGCGTTGTAAGCGAAGTTATGATATTAACAAGCTATGCATATGCCCGTGGATGGTTTAAAATCAACGACAACCAAACTCCATCTTGGGCAACAATTAGTAATTCACAAACCCCGACTTGGACTACGGTTAATGACTCTCAGTCTCCGGGATGGACCCAAATTGATGATAGTCAAGGATAAATATGGCATCTACGTATAGCGACCTAAAATTTGAGTTAATTACCACAGGTGAGCAGTCTGGCACTTGGGGCGTTACTACGGACACTAATATTGGAACTGCAATCCAAGAGGCTATCACGGGCTCTGCAGATGTTGCTTATACTTCAGCAGCGGACGTTACTGTAACACTTACCGATACTAATGCTACTCAAACAGCCCGTAATTTGCGGCTAAATATTACAGAATCTGGCGCTGGAATAGGATATGCAGGTAATTTAATCCTTGGTTCTGGATGCCAGATAGAGAAGTTATACATTATAAACAATGGTACTACAGCCACTAAAACCGTTAAAAACACCACTGGAACAGGAATTGCCGTTCCTGCTGGTAAGTCTATGTTGGTATTTAATAACGGTACAAATGTCGTAGATGTAACTACTGCTTTAACATCTTTAGCTATTGCGGGTACTTTAGGAGTTACTGGCGCAGCTACATTTGCAGCCGATTCTTCATTTACTTCTACTGGTGCAGTATTACTTCCAGTGGGTACAACTGCTCAACAGCCAGCAGGCGTTAACGGTAAAATACGATATAACAGCACTACCAATACTTTTGAAGGCTATGCTGCAGGTGCTTGGGGTTCTATTGGCGGCGGTGCTACAGGTGGTGGCGGGGACCAAGTATTTGTGGAAAATGGTGTTACTGTAACTACAAGCTATACGCTGTCTACAAATAAAAATGCCGAGAGCGTTGGTCCAATTACAATTAATTCGGGGGTCACAGTTCAGATTCCCTCGGGACAGCGTTGGGTTATCTTGTAATGAATCACTATACTTACTTCTTAACCGCTAAAGAACCGTTCAATGGTATGAAATACTACATTGGGGTGCGTTCTTGCAAGGTTAATCCTAAAGAGGATAAGTATTTAGGTAGTTCAAAAGTAATAAAACGCAACAAAATTGCCGTAAAAAAGCATATTTTGGCTACTTGGGATACAAGGCAAGAAGCGATTAGCCATGAAATATTGTTGCATGATTGTTTTGATGTTGCAGTTAATAAAGAATTTTTTAATCAAGCAATACAAACAGCAGTAGGTTTTGATACTAGCGGTAAACCATCATCATTTAAGGGTAAAAAACACACCCCTGAAGCTATTGAAAAAAACCGCCAAAGCCATATTGGAAAAAAGCATTTACAAGCTACAAACCAATTAAAATCTATTAAAATGGTAGGTTACAAGTATATAAAAGTTACTTGTCCATCATGCGGTAAAGTTGGCGGTGAAACTGGAATGAAAAAACACCATTTTGATAAATGCACAGGTGTTAGACCATTTAGAGCCGCAATATGTGTAAATGGTAAAACAAAGCATTTGGGGTATTTTTCTAGTAAAGAAGAAGCTAAAATGGCACAACAACAATTTTGGAGCAATCAATGTCAAGCATAGTTATTAGTGGGGATACGTCAGGAAGTATTACATTGTCATCTCCTGCGGTTGCAGGTTCAAATACGGTGACTATGCCAGCCGCATCAGGGGTTTGCATGGTTAGCGGTAATATGCCAGCGTTTAGTGCTTACCCAACTGGCAATCAATCATATTCTGCCAATGTTGCAACAAAAGTCAATTTTGGAACTGAAGAATATGATACAAACAATAACTTTGCATCAAGCCGTTTTACCCCTACTGTTGCTGGATATTATCAATTAAATTATAGAATTAGCGTAGGGGCACAATACGGAATTGTTCAGCTTTATAAAAATGGTTCTGTTATTGCAGAAGGCAATACTATTCAAGGTTATGCTCAAGGATTTGATTCAGGGGCGGCTGGTTCAAATTTAGTTTATGCCAATGGTTCAACTGATTATTTTGAAGTTTATGTTATTTCTAATACAGGAACTCAATTAATCAATGGAAGCATAAGTACAGGAATAACTTTAGGCACTTGTTTTCAAGGTGCAATGGTAAGGAGTGCATAATGAATTTATATGAAAAAATTATTTCTTTGTATCCATCATTAACAAACGCTGATTTTGTAGGTAATGGTGCAACTATTTATTTGCGTAACGATTCAGACGGCAAAGGCGATTACATTAAAAACTGGTCGCACCCAACTTTAAAAGAACCTACACAGGCTGAATTAGATGCTATCTAAAATGACCCAAGAATACGCACACTCCTTGTTTGAATACAAGGATGGTAGCCTGTATTGGAAAGTCCGCAAAGCACCTCATATAAAGATTGGTGCTAGAGTAGGTTCACCAGCCATTAACGGCTATGAAACTGTTTATGTGGATGGTCGCAACTGGCGTATTCATCGCTTGGTATTCTTGATGCAATACGGCTATATGCCAAAAATGATTGACCATATTAACAACAATAGGTCAGACAATCGCATTGAGAATTTAAGAGCCGCAGATGACAACCAAAACGCACACAATCAAGTATTGCGGTCAAACAATGTATCAGGCATTAAAGGTGTATCTTGGAACAATGACAGACAAAAATGGGCGGTCAGAGTGAACTACAATAAAAAGACTTATCAAAGGTATGTGCAAGACCTAGAACTTGCTGAATTAGTAGCCATCGAAATGCGTAGCAAGTTGCATGGTGAATTCGCTAATCATGGAGTAGCATAATGGCTTACGGAACAGTAAATGCCGATGTAATCGGAACAAGCGTAGCTGGTAGCAATCTAGGTGCTGGTAACGCTTCTATTATGAAGAATCGCATTATCAATGGTGCGATGATAATAAATCAAAGAGGATTTAGCGGTTCAAATAGCAATTCAACATATACCCTTGATAGATGGGTAATGATTACAGATTTAGACAGTAAGTTTACTGTTGCACAATCTTCTACTGCACCAACAGGGTTTAATAACTCATTATTAGTTACTTCATCTTCTGCTTATTCTGTACCTACTGGCGGTTTTTATACCATAGCTCAATATATTGAAGGTTACAATGCTGCCGATTTGGGATGGGGAACTGCAAATGCAAAAACTGTAACTTTATCGTTTCAAGTTTATTCTTCATTGACAGGAACTTTTGGCGGTGCGTTGCGTAATAGTGCAAACGATAGGTCTTACCCATTTACTTACACAGTATCAGCCGCTAACACTTGGACAACTGCTTCTGTAACCATTGCTGGTGATACATCAGGCACTTGGCTTACTACAAACGGCAAAGGCATAACAGTAATATTTGGTCTTGGAGTAGGTGCAACATATAGCGGAACTGCTGGTTCATGGGCTGGTGCAAACTATGTTTCAGCCACAGGAGCAATATCCGTAGTAGGAACAAACGGAGCAACTTTCTACATTACTGGTGTTCAATTAGAAGTAGGAAGTAGTGCTACTGGATTTGAGTATCGTCAGTATCAGCAAGAGTTAGCTTTGTGTCAGAGATATTGTATTAATTATCGGTCTGCTGATTCTGATGGTTCTTATTTGCGTTTTGGATATGGAGAAGTTATAAATAGCACTACATTACAAGCAAAACTTCAGTTGTTTGTTCCAATGAGAATAACTCCTTCTGTAACAGTATCTTCAAATGCAAGTCAATTTGCTGCTTATAGTAACGACACTATTACTAATTGTAATGCTGCAATTTCTTTAAGTTCTCAAGCAAACAGTCCTTTAGTTTTAGTTGTTAATGTGCCTGTAGCATCTGGTTTAACTGGTGGAAGGGCAGGAAGTTTATTAGCACAGGGCAATCAATCTTGCTTTATTACTTTAAGTGCGGAGTTGTAATGTATAAAATTAAAAAAGAATATATGGGTGGAATTTTAGTTGGTGAACTTATTATTTGTAATAATTTAAACGGCACAGTAACTTCTTTTTTGTTAGATGAATCCAACACAGACTACCAAGCCTACCTAAAATGGGTAGCTGAAGG